GGTCGCCGGCGCCACGACCACTTCAAGGCCCGCCTGAGAGCGGACCTCCTTCTCGGTTGCGTCGATCACCTCGCGCAGGTCCGAAAGCTCTTTGAGGATTTCCATCGCCTCTCGGCGCGATAGCTCGCGCCCGTGGAGGGAGTTGGGGTCCAGGGCCTTGGCGATGCGATCAACAACATCGCCCGCCTCCTTGCCGATCTGACCAATCCGGACGACGAGATCGACTCCTCCCTCAGATTGGGTGATCGCGTCCTCGTATTGCTGATGGTAGGCCCTCATGATCGGGCCTTCCTTGCCGCAGGCCTGGTGATAGGCCACGTCCAGCTTGAGAGCCTGCTCGACGTTCAGGGGCGAGTAGTTGTCCTGGTCAGGGTCCGTGGCGGCATAGATCCGACCGCGCCCCACTCCGATGACCTCACCCGCGCCAACTGCGGTGAGTTCGCCAGCGACTCGGCTAACAGCGTCCGAGAAAGAGCCTGTGACGCGGGGTTTCATGACTGACATTGAACAGGGCCTCTCTCGTTCAAATGGACGAAACGCCCCTCCCCGTCCGACAACTCGCGACAGGCGTAGTCAGACCAGGAAATAGGGCGATGATTTCTTTGGGATCGAAGCGACGGGATCAGCTCGTCGCGGAATTGGAAGAAACGGCGGCGGCTGTTCGAGAGCTTGCGGCTTGCCGGATTATCAATCCTGCCTACCGAGAGAAGCTGAACGCAGCGGCGGACCTTTATGAGGCCAGGGCAGAGAATTTCTCTCGCGCTCAAGCCTCTTGATCCCGTAATGTTTTTATTCCGCGCCCGCACCGAGTCCGTGACGGTCGTCACGGACGGGTGTAAGACTCCTCGTGCAACCTCACGGCATGAAAAGCGAGTTGTGCTCAAAGAATGCCTGCGACCTGATCGTGGTAATGCAGGAGAGGCCCCGTCGGCTGGCTCACCTGGGCGGCGTGCAGCTGACATACCGGTGCCGAGCCTGCGGGAAGTGGTCGAACGACGTGCTGTTTCCGCACAAAAAACGCGGGAATACACACCCACAAGGCGAGAAAGGCCCATCCAAGCGTGCCAGCCCGGACCCAGCCAACCTCTGACCGGTTGCAGACCGGAACTGAACGCGCCATCAGCATCCGCGCTGATATTGATGGAGCCTTCATGTTCACGATCAAGGGCGCCGTCTCGAACTATCCGGAAGTCGACTGGAATGAAGACGGGTCGACTGTCGACCTGGAATTCGAGCTGGACGAAATTGAGTTCAAGATACGGCGCGACGATGCCGCGACCGGGCGTGTCCGCCTCTCGCTGCCGCGCTCCGTGGCCTACTTCCTGTGGGGCAATCTCGACAAACAGCTGGTCACTGAGCTGCGCGCCTTCGAAGCCGACGGAACCCCGTCCCCGCGCCTTGCAGAGGTCAGGAAAGCTCTCGGTGTTCCCGATGAGGACGAGGACTGACCCGTTAACGGTCAGGACTCTTTCTGTCGCCCCTGTCCGCTCTAATCCGCTTCCAACGGACATGAGCGAGACATGGATCGATCCAGCCCTAAACTCTTCATCGAACACCCGCCCCTGGTCGAATGGCTCGGAGATCGTTTCGAAATCACCTTCGAAAGCGGCGGGCAGGAGTTCACGCACGTCCTTACGAGACATGCTGCGGTCGGTCTGTTCTCCAACCTCCGCCGGGAAATCCTCTCCTGCGAACGGATCGATGAAATCCCGATCAAGCGTATGGGGGAGTGATGGCGGCATCAGGCGGCCGCCTTATCAGGCGACCGCTCCAACCATGAGCGCGCTGGCACCTCGCCGCCGGTCGCATCTTCAATAGCAAACGCCAATTCCAAGGAGGGGCGGCGAAGAACATTGCGCTTCAGCACCGACAGGTGACTGTGCCGACAACCGACCTCGGCAGCTAGCGCGCTCATCGAGCCCCTGCCTCGGGCCTCAAGATACTTGTTGAAATGATCCATGCCATGAATGTCACAGATAGCTACATTTCCGTCAACCCAAATTGTACCTTTCTGATGACAGACATTTCAGCGGAGAATCGTCACAATGTCGCCATGAGCGACCAAAAGACCCAATTCTTCAAAGAGTGGCGCAAGTTTCGCGGCCTCACGCAGGAAGCAGCCGCCGAGCTGACCGGCTTGGCTCGCGCCTACATCTCTCAACTAGAGAGCGGGACGAAGCGTCACAACGCTGACATCCTGGACAAGTTTGCCGCTGCATATACGTGCGAGCCTTGGGAACTGATCGGTAAGAACCCGCTGGCTGAGGAAGACAAGGAGGGCGCCGAGATAGTGGACATTTGGGCCCACATCCCCGCTCGCAACCGCGACCAGGCCCGCCAGATCCTCGAAACCTTCACCGACAAAAAGAAGGCCTAGAGCAAGGGAAGCTCGATGTCCTACCGGCAACTCCCGCTGATTGAGCCTGAGCGCCTGACCGACTTTCCGGGCCAAATCATCCCGCACCAGGACCCCGCCCTAGCTCTGGACGAGCGGCCTGTGCAAGCGAGCCAAATCGCCAAGATCATGACGCGGTACGCCAGCTGCGAAATACACCTGAAGGGATTCTTTCAGGTTTTCGTCGGCACCGATACCAAGGCCATTTACGCTGTACTGGACAAGCTGAAAGACCACCAACTGGAGTCCGCGACAGTCTCTGCCGCCGAACACTACCTTGACGACTACCATTTCGCGGTTTTCCGGCGACTGATCCGCCTGCAAGATCGACCGAAGGGTCACCGAAACCGCTTCGCTCACTGGCTAACAGGGTATGCCGAGAATATCGATGACGCGATTATTGTATGGGACCACCGCATCCACCTTCAGACCGCACGCGGGCGCAAACGCTCGGCAGCGATGGCCGGCCAAGGTGTGAGCGAAGAAGACTGGCGGGAGGGCGGGCACCTCTACAACAGCGCCTGCCTGCAAAGCATCATCGATGCTTATGATCGGCTGGACAATTTCCTCTACGCGTTTCGGCAGGCGGTGCACCCGAAAATCAAGAAGCCAGAATTGCTCCGGTATTCTCTTATGAATGAACCTGAGTTTGCCGACCTCTCTCAAGCCTAGTAAACGTCATCCGGCTGCAGATCTGGCCTCTGCGGCAGACGTGCGAGTAGGATCAATCCGCATCCCTTACATGTGATCCGTATGCCGATTGCATGATCGTCGCACCAGTCTTCCCATAGACAAACGTCTTCCGTGTCGACGGGCCGCGAACAGGAGGCGCACAACGCGCCGCCAGACACCTCTCTCATAATTTGTCACTCCCTCTTGGAATTCCCGACCCGCTGTGGGCCTCCAAATTCGTTGCTGTGGAAGTGCTATAGCGCAAAATGTCGCTATTGGTTACTTTTTTTGTTGACCTAAATTGTTGCTCATGGTTACATTCTCTCCACAACTTGGGAGAGACACATGCAGACCAACACCCGCTTCAACAACGCGACGACCCGCTCGATTGACAGCCACCTTGAGGCAGATCGGGACGCGCGGGCTGCTGCCTTCGAGGCCAAGCATGGCCCGGAAGTAGACGCCGAGTATCAGCGCCTGATGTCTGAGGATGACGGTCGTGATTTGGCCCTTCGGGCGCGGGATCTTCTTCGGGAGATTGACGCCGAGGCCAAGGATCGCGGCGTTGAACTCTACCTCTCAGAAATCGTCTTCGGTCGGACGCACAGCGAGTTTCGCAAAGCCCGCATGTCCGCAGCTCACCACACGGTCTGGTGCCGTCACAACGTCGAGCAGGAGGCCGCGTGATGGATGCCATCCACCGTATCGAGCGCCAGTGGTTCCGGGCGGCAGCTGTCCGCCTTGTGGCCACCAAGGGCGTCGAGCATGCCCGCGAGGTCGCTGACTTCCACCGGCGAGAGCCGATGCCTGGCGCCAGCTTTTACCCAGACATGATCGAAGACGCGATCAAAGCCAGTGAGGTCGCAGCATGAGCAAGGCTGTCTTCAACCACCTGACCGAGGCCCTCAACCAGCAAGCCGAGGGCATGAAGTTTCTCGCCCACGCGAACCTGTCTCTTGGCAAGGCCGACCAGACCATGAACGAGGTCGGAGACACGACGTGTCGACCCTATCTGGAGTCATCCAAGCGCAGCATTGATCGGGCGATGAATTGCCTCACCCGCATGCGCCAGATCGTCGAGCAGATTGAACGAATTCGGCCCTATCCGGAGGAAGCTCCCCGGTTGGTGTCGAGCAGACCTGAGGTCGCTCCCCACGGCAACACTCTCCCCCGTAGCCATGGTGAAGCCTCCCCTGACCGGCGCGATGCGCCTCAGGTCTGCAACCTTTCCGACCATCGTCGTGTCCACCCCTCCCCGGACACTGGTGATGGCCCTGAAGCGGCATGAACACGATCCGCCCAATCAAGCGGATGCCGCTGACCTTGACCGGCCTCATAGCCCTCGCCCTCGCCTTTTGTGCGGCGGCCATTGGGGCCGGTCTCTTCTTTTTCTGAGGAATGAACCATGTCTGACCAGACGACAGGACCGGTGTGCCTTGAGCCCGGCATCTACATCGGACTCCCCGAGGAGGACTACTTCGCACAGAGGGCCCTCGGCTCGACTGATTTGAAGGCTCTCTATCTCGATGCAGAGTCGTGGTGGTGGGATCACCATCCAAATTCCGCCCTGCGCAAGGAGGAGACCCCCGAGAGCCTTGCTCGGCGCGCTGACAGCCGCCGCATCGGGTCCGCTACCCATGCCTGTCTCCTAGAGGGGCTAGAGGCTTACGAGGCGCGCTTTGCCGTGAAGCCCGAAAAGGCCGATCACCCTGAGGCCCTGGACACCATCGAACAGATGAAGGCGTGGCTGGGAGAGCGCGGACTGAAACTCTCGGGCTCGAAACTGGCTCTGATGGATCGCATCCTAGAGGCAGACCCCGAAGCGACATTTTGGAACGGCATTGTTGATCGCGCGCTTGCGGGTCGCCAGGTCATGTATCGCAACGAAGACCTGCGCATCCGATTGATGCGTCGCATCATCGAGAATGACCGCGCGCTCTCCGAAGAGCTGGCGCATGGCGTCTCTGAGGTGTCGGTGCTCTGGCAGGACCCCACCACGAAGATGATGCACCGGGCCCGGTTCGACCGCGCCACCTTGCGTGGCCCTTGGGACCTCAAGACCTTCACGCGCCGCCGCAACATTACACCGAAGACCGGCGCTCTCCGCCGCGCGCAGGATGAGGGTTGGCACATTCAAGCCGCGAGCTACTGGGAAGCCTGGGACCTGATGCCCGAACTCCCGGTCTTCGGCGGCACTGCGGCCGAGCGCGAGATGGTTGAGCGGATCCAAACCAACATCGCTGCCGGTTTCGGCTCGTCATCCTTCGGGTGGCTGTTCTGCCCGGTGAACGGCGCGCCCTCACCGCTACCCCTACGCCTGAAGCGCTCTGGCCTCATCACCGTCGAGGGCGAAAAGCGCGTGAAAGAAGCGAAGGAAAACTACGTCGCTTGGACGCGGATTTACGGGACCGATGACCCGTGGATTGAGGTCGCCGGCGTCCAGGACATCGAAGACGAAGAAGAAGGCTATGGCTTTTGGAGGGCCGCATGAACATCACGTTTGAACCCGCAATCCGCCAAGGGGTGAAGTCCCTGATCCTGCTCTACGGGCCGTCTGGCTGCGGCAAGACCTATTCGGCAATCCAGCTGGCCCGCGGACTGGTTGGAGAGAAGGGACGCATCGCCTTTATCGACACCGAAGCTGGTCGCGGCTCTCACTACGCCGACCTGACGGACTACTACCGGGCTGACCTGGCACCGCCATTCACACCGGCACGCTATCAAGAGGCTATCGAGGCGGCAGAGGGTGCCGGTTTCGATGCCCTGATCATCGATAGCCTGTCCCATGAGTGGGAGGGCGAAGGCGGTGTGCTCGAATGGGCTGAAGGCATCGAGCTGCGGACGAAAAAATCCGGACTTCACTGTTGGAACAAGCCGAAGGGAGCTCACAAGAAGCTCATCAATCGGCTGCTCCGTGCTCGCCTTCACATCATTTTCTGCGCCCGTGCCAGAGAAAAGCCGAAGACGGTTCAAGACGACCGGGGCAAGCAGAAGATTGTCTCAGACGGCTTCCAGCCAATCGTCGAGAAGAACTTCCCATACGAAATGCTGATCAGTGTGGGTATGACCGACGCCGCGCCGGGGGTGCCGGACCTCACATTACAGAAGAAGATTCCGGGCGATCTGTCTCCCGCCTTCCCTGTGGGCCAGAAAATCGGAATCGAGACCGGGCAGAAGCTCGCGGAGTGGCTGGACGGTGGCGCACCAATCGACGAGGCCACCAGAGCGAAGGTCGACGAGGGCCGCGAGGTCGCGCGATCTGGCACAAGCGCGCTGCAAGCCTGGTGGGCGGCCCTGAGCAAGGACGACCGGACCGCACTCAAACAGCTTCTGGATAGCGAGCTGAAGTCCATCGCTACCGCCGCAGACGATTTCAATCAGTCGCTTGATGAGGCGGGCACCGCACAACCGGCTCCCCAAAAACGACCGGACCAACATCGCACACTGGATGCCACAAAGGCGGCAATCGACAGCTTCATCTTGAAAGTCGAGTCCTGCGATGACCTGGGCGACCTCGCCGAGCGCATGGAAGCGTTGAAGGCCTCCCCGATCTGGAATGACGCGGATCAGGATGACCGAGACCGCGCCCAATCCGCACACGAAGAGCGAGCCCGCACCCTTCTGGCCCAAGAAGCTGAGGCCAGCGACATCCCTTTTGAAGACAGCAATGAGGAGGAAGCAGCATGACCGCTCGCGCACCTACCGATATCGACAAGCACGTCGGCGCCCGCCTTCGCCTTCGCCGGTCCATGATGGACATGAGCCAGTCCGAGTTGGGCGAGAAGCTGGGTGTCACCTTCCAGCAGGTCCAGAAATACGAGCGCGGCACCAACCGGATTGGAGCAAGCCGCCTTTACCGCTTGGCCGAGGTCATGGAGGTGGACATCAACTGGTTCTTCCAGGGCCTTTCCGAGACCGGGGCAACCACTCCGGCTGAGAGCAATGCGCTCTACGACTTCATCGCCAGCCCGTATGGACTGGCCCTGGCATCGGCCTTCTCCAACATCAACGACCCGAACCAGCGCCGCCGGTTGATCGACCTCATGCGGACGATGGGAGAGCCGGAGCTTTCCGACGCGGAGATTTTGAGCACCCACGCCCGCCACAAGCGCGAGACGAAGAGGGCCGCAGCATGAGCGAATCAAAGCTGAACTACGAGCGCGAGCGGGCTCGCAAAGAGATGCGCGAAATTCTGCGTCGCGAACGTCAGGCAATGATCGCGGAGTACGGCACCCCGGATGATGTCCGAGGTCAGCGGCATCTGACTGAGGGACTCTTGGCCCTGTGCGCCTCTCAAATCTTCGGGAAAATTGGCGTGAACCGTCCCGGTGAGGCCGTTGTATTGGCCGAAGAGATGCTGCGGATGGCCAAAGACACGGCCAAAGAGCTGCACCCCGGCCCGGACACGGAAGGGGGTGTCTCGTGACTGACCTACACCCTCACCGATATCCCAAGCACGCCGACCCTGAGAAAGGGCAAGTGCTCGGCGGCGAATGCAATCGCACCGTCTGTAAAGCCCATGGGGCCATCTGGTTCAACATCGAAACCCGAGGCTTCTACTGCAAGCGAGACGCATGGGCCATCAACGAAGACCCATTCTTCGGGGAGCCGCTCTGCATCGAGGTCGAGGAAAAGCCATCTCTCGAAGAAATGGATCGCCTTCACACCGAGTTCTATGAGCGCGCACGGAAGCGTCGCGCATGACCCGTCCCCCGATGATCCTCAAG